ATACTACACTTATGCTGGCCAACTGGGGTGTAAAATGCTATTATGATATGGTAAACCTTAAAGAAAATGAAATAAATTCTACCTTTATGCCTCAAATGTTTGGTTAAAGGTGTAATATTAATTAACTATTTTGGAATTATGAGTACCCCGGCAAAAAAGCCCCGTAAACGAGCTGCAAAAACAAAGGCTACAACCATGAATACGACCAAGGCTAGTACTGCCAAGGAATCGACCCCTGACGACACCACCCCTTTAATGGCCTATCAGACAAGTGCTGGCCTAAAGACGGGTGTTACTACTAGTAGGCGAAATCGGGCGGCAGACATCGAAAGAACGGATAAGTATAAAAATATCGAGGACGGATTAGTACCCTTTCGGTTCACAAGTGAATACGGCCCTGCATCAGCTAATTCTTTAGATGTCAGAGATGCGGTTATTTTATGTCAAAAAGCTTATTATAATTTTGCAACCTTTAGGAATGTTATAGATTTAATGACGGAGTTTTCTATCGGCTCTATTTATTTTAAGGGGGGGAGTAAAAAATCTAGAAAGTTTTTTGAAGCACTCTTAGAAAGATTAAACATATGGGATTTTCAAGACAAGTTTTTTAGGGAGTATTATCGTTCGGGGAATGTCTTCATTTATCGTTTTGACGCTAAAGTATCCCCTGAAGATATTAAAAAAATTACCCAAACCTTTGGGGGGAAAAGAGATTTATCACAGGCAAATGAAAGTATAGTTATTCCAGCGAGTTATATTTTGTTAAATCCTGCGGATATAAGAATGACAGGTTCACTTTCGTTTAATAATCCATTATATTTTAAAATGGTTTCTAATTACGAGCTAGAACAATTAAGAAACCCCCGTACCGAACAAGACAAGGAAATGTTCAATGCCCTTGATACGGAGACTAAGCAACTCATTAAAACAAAAAGAAACGTAGCAGTACGCATTCCACTACCCACAGATAAGGTAGTAGGAGTTTTTTATAAAAAACAAGATTATGAGCCGTTTGCTGTGCCTATGGGTTACCCTGTGTTAGCCGATATAAACTTTAAAGATGAGCTTAAAAAAATGGATATGGCAATTGCTCGAACCATGCAACAGGCCATTTTACTTGTAACAATGGGTACCGATCCAGAAAAGGGCGGCATTAACCAAAGGAACTTGCAGGCTATGCAAGAATTATTTCAAAATGAATCGGTGGGTCGTGTTTTAATTGCGGATTACACCACGAAGGCGGAATTTGTAGTGCCGGGAATTGGAGATCTAATGGATCCCAAGAAATACGAGGTATTTGAAAGGGATATAAATAATGGTCTTAATAACATTTTAGTGGGGGGGGAGAAATTCTCTAATCAGGAAAGTAAGGTGAAGGTTTTTGTCGCTAGACTACAACAAGGGAGACAATCTTTTTTAAATAATTTTTTAATACCTGAAGTTAAAAAACTCTCTAAAGAGTTGGGATTTAAAAATTTTCCGACCCCGTATTTTGAAGAGATGTCTCTTCAGGATAGTGTCCTCAAGGATCGTGTATATGCAAGACTATTAGAGCTCGGTGTTCTAACACCTCAAGAAACGTTCACCGCTATTGAGAGCGGTAGACTCCCAGATGAAGAAGCCTCCTTGGAAGCACAAGAGGAGTTTAGGGATCAGAAAAATAAAGGATTATATAGCCCCTTAATGGGTGGTGGAGCAAACGCCCCAATTAAAGTGGTAGAAGAAAATATTAATGTTAAAAAAGAAAACGGCAAGCAAGCGCCGCCCAAAGAGGCTGGACGACCCCCCGGTACTGAGGGTATCCCCCAGTCCACAACCAAGCAAACTCCTGTAGGGGAAGGAGAGGGGGCTAATGCTTATAGTCTGACACGAATTAAAGAAAACATGATTTTGGCTCAAAAAATAGAGCCCTTGGTGGCGGCCCAGTTGAAAAAATTACATAAAGTAAAAAGACTTAATAAAGATCAAAAAGAAGTTGTCTCCCAAATCTCTAATACTATCATTGTAAATGAAACTCCTGAAAAATGGGCTAAATCTATTGTAAAATATTGCAAAAACCCCATTGACCATAATCTTGAGAGGGTGGAGGAAGTTCAAAATATTGCGGCAACACATGATATTAATATTTATTTGGCCAGCATTTTAGCGTCTAGTTTAAAAAAGAAAAATAATCTATGAGCGAAGAACAAGAAAATTATATAGAGGAAAACAAAAAGGAAGAGAATCACATTAAAACGATGGCTTATAATGAGCCACCGACAGACATCACGATGCCTGACATTTTAATGCCACCCCTTCAAACGGATAATACTAAAAATATTATAGAGGATGAGGTGGATGTTGCCTTCAAGTTTGCTTTTATTGGGGTGGGACAGGGTGGCTCTCGTATTGTGGAAACATTTTATAAACTGGGATATAAAAGATCTTGTGTGATTAATACAGCACAACAAGATTTAAATACCATTAATTTATCTAATAAATTTTGCTTTGGAGACGGCGGTGCGGGTAAACGCCCTGAAGTAGCAGCTAAGGCTTTCAGGGAGAAAAGAGAAGATATTTTAGATTTCATGCGAACATCTTTTGGTGATTCAGTTGATCGAGTTTTCGTATGTGCCGGCGCTGGTGGCGGAACTGGCTGTGGCTCACTGGAGCATCTCGTTAATACCGCGGTAGAGTTACAAGCATCCACGGGGGGTTCGAATAAAAAAGTGGGTGTAATTTTGGCTCTTCCAAAATACTCAGAGGGCAAAAAGGTGAATGCCAACGCTCTTCAAGCACTAGATGCGACATGGAAATTAGTGGATCAAGGAATTGTTTCTCCTTTAATTCTAATTGATAATGAAAAGGTAGGTCAACTTTATCCTAACTTGGTTGTATCTGAGTTTTGGGACGTGGCGAACAAGAGTATGACGGGTCTTTTTCATTTGTTTAACCATACTGCGTGTAAGGACAGCACGTATTCCTCTTTTGATTCTAATGATTATAAAATTATTTTAGATTCAGGGCTAATTGTGTTTGGGGCTTCTCCCGTTACTGACTGGAATAATTCAGTGAGTATTTCACGGGCTGTCAGGGAAAACTTAAAAAATAATTTATTATCAGGCGGTATCGATTTAAATACAGGCAAATCAGCAGCAGCAATTATTATCGGTGGAACTAATCAGCTTAATACTATTCCTCAAGGGTATTTAGATCAAGCGTTCGACCAGCTCTCTAGAATGCTACAGCCAAACAGCGTGGTGCATAGGGGGATTTATAGTGGTAATCAAGATACCCTTAATGTATTTACCGCAATAGGTGGGTTAGATTATCCAATAGAAAAATCTCAAGAACTCAAAAAATTGGGAGATTTACATAATTAAAAATATTTTTTCTTGAATTTTTACATAAAGGAGTGTAGTATAAATATTATGGCTAATACAACCAAAAGTGAAGTAAAACCGGGCTGGAAAACTACGGAATTCTGGATCACGGTGGTAGTGGCTTTAGGGTCATTGCTCTGGGGAGCAGGTGTACTGGATCCTGCGGGCGCTGGAACAGCAAATTCCGTTTTCGGACTTGTGGTTTCTGGACTTGCAGCAGTCGGATACACAGTGTCTAGAGGTCTTGTCAAGAAGGGTTAATCCAAAATGGCTTGGCTGACGGCACTAATAAAAGCCGTCTTGGAGTGGCTGACGGCTGAAGTAAAGAAAGATACTAAGGCTAGTGACACCGATGCTGTGCCCCAATCCCTGAAGGATAGGTGGCGTGATCGCATTAACGCGCAATTAGAAAAACAAAAAAAACAAAAAGAAAAAAATGAAAACTCTAAAGATTCTAGCGACAACCCTCCTGCTGGTTAGTATTATTGGGTGTGGAAGCACGAGGGTTGTGTTCGTAGACACGAGCGCAGATTTAATAAGAATTGGCCCGAACGTCAGCGGCAAGTGTTACGTTCTTAAAAACGGAGAGTGGGTTCTTTCTAAAAATAAAGTTAAACTACCAGAAGGTTGGTACGCTGGCGGTCTTCCAAGGGAATAATCAGGCATCATCAATTCATCCTTTAGGGTGTAAGAGTAAAGGGAACCGTAAGG